CGTATGAAGCGTATCGGTATTGAGCTTGAGCTGATGGGTAACATCCCTTGGATATACCTTGTCTCAGTAAACGGCAATAGACTACAGGAAGAGGACTGGGATGCCAACTACGGCTTCACCATTGCTTGGTATCCAGTGCGTGTCGGAGACACCTACAAGCTGGCTGATGTCAAGAAAACATTTGAGCTTATACGCAAGTACAAATGAGAGCGTATAACACCAACGATGTCAAGTAAACTGCACAATATGCTTGACACCTTGACCGCCAAATAGCTCAATAGAAGAGCTAATACGGCTCAAAGTGTAAAGTAAATGAGCCACAAAGTGTAAAATGATAACCTTTAACACCAAAGAGA